CCATGAGGTCTCACCTGAAATACCCTGAAATCATTGGAGAGATGTATTGTTGAGCCTGTTCGACGTTTTGCTCTGCCGCAACCGCATACGCCTCGTCCGCCAATGGCTTCAACAGCATTGCCTTCTGCGGATTCCAGATGATGGCGAGCCGTTGCGCGAGAGCGTAGGCATATGCCTCCATCCACAAATAGGGGATCTCAACCGTCTGGCCGTCTGTCAATGCGCTGTCCTGAATTTGACGGACGCAATAATACTTCAAGTTTTGTGCGCTCGTTCCGTCCGGAACAGGCCAAATGGTGACCGAAGGACCAGCCGATCCGGTCGAGCGATTTGCCGAAATCAACCGATCGAACCAATAAGTCGTCGGGAAACCTTGCTGTTCTTTGTTCGGGTAAGACGCATATTCGCTGCGGCTGACAGGGAGGATGATGCGGTCGATCGGGTTGCCGTCGCCATTGTCGATCTGAACATAAGCATCCAACACCATGACGGTGTTTTGATCAACCGTATAAACCGACTGTCCCTCGACCAACGGCTCCGTAATAAGATCAACACACCAAAGGTTCACTCCACGGTTCGACCAGTTGCTCAGGACCATGTTGGAGGCCATACGGGCCGATTCCATATGCTCCTGAGCAATCGCCGTGTTCCGAACCTCGCAGAGGTTGAACGCATAGAGCGTCAACTCACCGAGCGACGGATTGAATGCGTATGTGCCGCTCGTTGCCATGACAAACTTGCCTTAAATTAGAAGGAAACCATGCCAGATTGATTGAAGTTAACATGGACAGAAGCAGATGTATTCGACCCAGCATTGCTGATCAAGCAACGAATCATGTTTGGAACACCTGCTTGGTTGGCGTTCTGAGCACTTGTCGCATTTACCAAAGCTGCTGTTCCTGAATTAACCCACCGCGTATCCGTATAATTTTCAGTACCCATGCCAAGCTGGGCATTGTTTGGGTTATCGCCGGAAAGCTGAATGGTGTAAGTTATTGCGGCAGATCCGCCAGTATCGGTCTGAATATAAGTGCTACTGTCGGCGTAAGTATCCAAAAATACTGGGCGGCTCGATGCAACAGCGTTTGTTCCAATGCTTACGTTCCCCGCAGAAGCACCAGAAGCCACGACTGAAGTTACCGTTTTGAAATCATAATCTGTGTAGGCTGTTGTTGCGTTTGCCCCCGTCAGAACTTCGCTCACTGGCATATTGTTCCAGTCCGTTCCGGTGACGGTAAACGTTATCCCGCTATCGTTTCCCGTAGAGGTGAACAATACACGCCGAGGTTGATCCAACGTAGCGGTTCCGCTACTGACCAAAGAACCATTCAAAGTGACTGCCCCAGCTGCCGCGATAGAAGAGGCTGTGCGGATATTTGTTGCGCTTGGTGCGGTATAAGGACCACAAACAACTTTTACAGAACGCATTTTAGCAACCCCATTTCCTGAGAGATTTATTGATCCTACTATCAGGATCGGCGGCGGCGGCAGCACCTGTCATTTTACGTTTCATGCCAGTCATGCGTTCGCAAAAACTTTTGTGACGCGGGTTATCCGCATCTTTTGTCGGGGCTTTTAGGTTATGACCTTCGGCTCGAGCAGAGGCTCGACCTTTTTCATTTAGCCCACCAGACGGAGATTTGCCTTCAGATCGTGTCCATGCCGCGGTCATGCAAACCTCCTAATGGAAGAAAGGGGAGCCGAAGCTCCCCCGACTTTTTAGCATTCAAGACCAGAGCGGCCCTTTGGAGCCGTCCCGCTAGCAGCAGACGAGAGCGGGTTCATGTTCGAACCTGTGCGCCCACCCGCCTTGCGTGGCATCCGGTCAGCGCGAGGCATTGATTTGCCGCCCATTGCCTTGCCACCATGCTTCTTGGCTTTGGCTTCCTTCACGACGTTGCTGGATCCGCCAGCATAGACGTCGGTTGGAGCCTTATCCATTGCGAAAACCCCTTTTTTCGGGGAGTCCATATTACCCTTACGACCCTTCATGGTGTCGATCCTTATGCTTGAGTTACACCGAACAGGCCCGTGGTGGAACCCATATTGGCTGGAAGAACAAACTGACGAATGGCAAGCCGTTTTGACCCATCCGTTGCAGATTGCACGGCGTAGGTTCCACGTACATCACCTGTGGTTGTTGTTGCAGGACTTGTGGTCACTGCCGCAACATATCCCGTAGTCGCTGTAATTGCAGCAGCATTGTAGTTTATGGCTAAATCGCTGAAGAAATTAGAGAGAAGTGGGAGGCCAAAGATATCTGTTGTGCCAACGCTATAAGTAATTGCATTTGTAACGTTAGGAGTTACAGAAGCAATATACTTAAATGCTTTTTTGCCGTTGGTTGTGGTAGATGTCGTCGTGCTTGTCGGTACAGTGATTGCTTCACTCATTGGCACGCCATAAATGTCGTAACCAGAAACAGTAAAGATAACTGCCGCCGTTGATGTGCCAGAGACTGGAACAATACTAACCGCACGGGAAACAAGAGCCTGTGGGTTCCAAAGATAAACGGAATTGGTATCGCCGAAGGGTTGACCAAAAGCGTTTGGCCCCAAGGCGGCTTGTCCTGTTATCGTTGTGGAACCAACAGTGTCGTCCCCAGCAACCGTATAAGTTCCGGCTCCACCAGGAGGACCAGTAAGTTGGTTCACCACGGTAGTTCCAGAATTTACGCCAGTTCCAGTCAGTGTCATCCCAATCGTAATCGCCCCAGTTACGGACGATGCTGTCAGGATGCTACTTGCCACCGCGCCCGTGAAGGATGTGAAACCATCAAGCAACAAAAGGCCAGTCGCCGTTACACCAGTATTGTAGTTGATGCACGATGCGTTGACTGAAACACCTGTTGTCGTCGAGTTTGTCGAAACAAGTGTCATAGCCGTATTGGCCGTGGTTGCTGCGGCTGCTGCAATCGCAGCAGCCCCAAGAGCGTAAGGAGCAGAACTGATGGTCTGTGTATCCGAGGTTGCAAAACCAGCGGTAAATGCACCGAAGTTTTGGCCTGGGACGTAGTTGAAGTTAGGACGAGGGTCAATTCGGCCTACCCCACCCCAAAAGAGGGATGGGCCAAGCTGTGGGTTGTAATCCGTCACGTTTCCAATGGTGTTCTGACCATATGAGATTACGGGACCGGAGAATGCTGAAAGAGCCATGTTGCCTTCTCCTGTGGATTACGAGGTTGGGAATGAGCCGAAGATCGAACGCCAGTTGTAGTAACCGAAGGAATAACGCTCGTAACCCTTAACCAACAGGTTGTCAGTGACAAAGTCTACCTGAAGATCGGTTTCGAACTTTACACGTTCCATGTACGACAGACCATCAATGTTGGTCAGCAAGAACCATGCGTAAGCCGAGGTCAAGAAGTCGTTGACCATGTAGCCTTCGCTGAGTCCACCAGCCGTTGAAAGTATAGCATTCACATCATTATCTGCCGTGCCTGGGCGCAATTCTGTCTTCGTCAGACGGATTGCAACAGGCTCCAACTGAGGAGGAACGACCAACTTACGACCGCGAGCGAACACCTTCAATCCGGCCTGATCTTTGAAGTTCGTCCGGACAGCAATCATGCTGTTCAGAAGCGTGGCTTCGTTGAGATCAACCTGAGTGGTTGGGGTGTTTGCGACCGTGCCACCGTCGATCGGATGAGCCGTGGAGCAGAGTGCTACACCGTCACCGCCAACTGCGGCATTGAAAGTCGTTGCCGTGTTCAGAACGTTCGCGCCAAAGATTTCCTTGGTCTGGTGGAAAGATTCCGTCAGGCCGAGGTTGGATGGCTGGAACTGGGTCTTGTAGAGGTTATCGTCGATCGCCTTGCGGGTGATCGCATAGCCGAGAGCAATTTCAGTGTGCTCTTGGTTGTAGATGAACCGTTCACCAGCACCATTATCGAATGCAGTCTGACCACCTTCGGTCTTCAACTGCGCAAGGCCGAGGTAACGCATTTCAGCGGTACGCTCGAGAGCCATTTTCGAATCGTGCTTAGTGAAGATCTTGTCGTACTGAGATGGGATCATCTCGTACTTGCCTTCTACGCCCCGAAGTCCAGGGAGGAGAAGGTCTCGGATCTGTGAGAGATTAACAGCCATGATACCTTACTCCTTAAGCGTTGATGCTAGCAGGGCCTGCACCGTTTGTGCGCCATGCTTCATTATTGAAGCCAACGACAACGTTGCAATACTGCGAGGTTGGGTCGCCACCGTTACCGAAGCTGATTGCGTAATCAACGATGATAAATGGTGAGGTGATTGTTGTGCTCACGCCGTCAACATATGCACCGGACTGTCCGGTTGCTGTGCTACCTGTGCCACGATTGAACGTAGCATACTGACCAATGATGCCCGAAGTCATCGTGGTAGCTGTACCAGTCATTGGAGCACCCGCGAAGCTCGTCTGAACGACGAAGCGTGCGGCTGGATCAGCAATGACGTATGCTTCAACGTCGCCTGTTGCGCCAGAACCAGGCCAGTATGGTGACCATACAGTCCGGTTGAGCGATGTGTTGAGGTATTTGCAACCAACAAAGATGCCTGCGATCGGCTGTGTGCCGTTTGCCGCAGATACGATGTAACCAGTTGCTGCGCCCGTACCCGCGACTGGGGTTACTGGATCGCCAGTGTAGATGGCCGTTGAGGCCGTGGAAGCAACGCGACGAGTCGTCACCGAAAATGTCGGTGCTCCGCCGGAACTCCCAAAGTACTCTTTAAAACCGTTATAGGCTGCTGTGTTCGCCATGACGGGATTCTCCTTTC